GGATACTAGGTATAGCCTCCTTGGTTTTGGTTTTAGACTGCCCATCGACGATTAAAACGCTTTCTCTCAGTGCGTTGAATAGTGCCTTTTCTTTTACAAACTCTTCTGTCTTGTTGACAAGATAATCGAGAGTTTCATCAAATTCTACAATTCGACAAACCAGTTCCTTCATAGACGTGTAAATATCAGCAGAAGATTTTAAATGCTCGACTTCAATGAGCATTGCAACCTTTGATGGAATACGATTATGTTTCTGAAAAAACCTAGAGTAAATCTTAAAAAAACTTTTCTCTTCTTGTGTTGAAAAGTATTCGTCTTTAAGGTGTGGTAAAACTTTTCTGGCGTATTCGTCGTTTGTCAGTAGTTGGGAAAATATTAATTCTTCGATCATCGTGATTCTTATAGTAGGAAGTGGAAGTGGCCTGTAGCAATCAGTCTACTACAGGCCACTCGGGTGTCAACTTTGATAAGATTTAATCTTCTGATTCTTCTGCAATCATCTGACCTTCTGCCAACTTAAACGTGTCTCGAACCCACTGTTTAAAAGTGTCTCGCTTTAGCACCACCCCCAGAAATTCTTCATTCTCTGTATCGGCTTCTTTGCACATTTCACCAATCAATTCCCCAGTTGCCTTATCGACTAGCTGATAGCGTGCATTTTTAGGCTTGATGACTTCACCAGCCAGAATTGCCAGATCAAGAATGCCAGTGTACTTAGAGATACCACCATCAAATTTCACAAGGATTTCTAGTTTTGATTTCTCTTTCACATATCTACTTTTTTCGATGTTGATAGTGAATGTATAACCGACCAATTCATCACCAGCTTTTTCTTGAGACTTGCCGATAATCCAAACAGCGTCAGATGACAACATACCACCTTGCCCACCGGACATGATGTTTTTCCCATACATTTTCATTTCAACATAGGTGTGTTGAATCGCAACCATAGGAATGTTTTTCAGGTTCAGGTGTGGTGTGACCAGACGCCATAGCGATTTCAATTCCTTGGCCCGTGTCATGTCCTGTGCAGAATTACCTTCGACAGCATTATCAGCCTCACGCGCAGATGCAAGATTACCCATTGAATCGACCAGAATAAACACTTTGTCGCCACGCTTGATACCATCGACATTCTTGTTATCCAGTTTCTGCATCAAATCGAATTTCAGTTCTTCAACATTGGTGATGGGAATATGCAAAACACGGGAAACATCGATACCAAATGATTTGAAATATGCTTCGGGTGAACCAAATTCAGAATCATAAAACATGATGATAGCGTCTAAGTGCTTTTTCATGTAAGCAGCAGCCATTAGAAGGGCGTAGCTCGATTTAAAATGTCGGGATGGGCCTGCGATAGAGGTTAGTCCCGGACGCAACCCACCATCCAAATCACCCGAAAGAGCAATATTAATAATCGGAATAGCCGTCTGAATAGTTTCCTTGTCGGTGAACAACTTTGAGTCGGTCAACACATCAGCGTCTTTGATTTTCGTACTCTTCACCATACGATCCATTAATTTACTCATTTATTTCCTTTTCATTATTTAAAAAATATGTGATATCAGTTTAGTCCTCAAATGCATCTATGATATCTTGGGCATTTAACGTTTTCACTGGAATACCCTCAGAACCAATGACGTAAATGGATTCCGACAGGGTTTCACACAATTCCGATGCTGTGCTGATTGCCCTATACGCAACTTCAAGAAGATTTGCGTCAGATATTTCAGTATATAAGACAATGGGCAATACATTACCACCAGCACCATCAATATCAATATTAGGATCACCCACAAATAAAGTGACGGTAGCACTATAATTGACATCATCTTTAGCCCCCACAGCGATGCAATTGCTATGCATATGTATAGTAATCGTTGTATGATGCACGCCAAGATCAACACCAGCAGCCAATGTCATATCTTTAGCAATTTTTAAATTATTCATAATATATTCCTTTTCATTCATAAAAAAGTAGTTTTAGATGGGCTACAAAACCATATATGTGATCTAGAAAAATTCGTCTAGAGTTTCTTTTTCTTCAAGTTGCCAACCTACCGCAGTCATAATATTCACCAGTGGTGCGAGAAACACTTTCTCAAATTGCAATTCACGATCAACATACTTATGCAAATTAAATTCTGGTGGCAAAATATCGCTGAATGCAATAATATTTTCCTTAAAGTGGTTCGGTTCTTTCAAATAAATGAACCGAATCTTTTCCCCTTCTTGGATGGGTTCATATTTATCTTCCAGTGATAGCTTTTTGACGAAATGATTATGCATCAGAGAACCACGTACAGCAATAGGTGTGCCCTTGGTATAGATGGTTTCATTAGACGAGTATACAGACAAATTATTGGCACCACGCGGGAAAGCGATTTCCTCAACAGGTACGGTCATGAATTGCTGATATGCAATAGTAACATCATTTCTAACTTTGTCAATGTCTTTGTCAATCACATGAATGACACACTGTTTCAGGGCTTCGCGGGCAATCGCTGGTGTAGACGATCTAACCACTTCAATACCCATGATTTTGTAGTCGCCATCTGGATATCGAACACCTTCAGAATCATACACCTTGAGAGCATACTTTTTCTTCGCCATCCAAAAACCACCAGAACAGATATTTTCTCGCTTAAAGAAAATCGTCTTGATGTAGTGATTTTGTGCAGAAGCGATTTCATTTGTTGCCTCATCAATAAATGGTCGTAGGTGCTTTTCTATCAATTTATCCAATGCATCTACAATCTGCAAATCAGTAGAATTGGGCCAGTATTTCTTTACCACACTACCCAATGTGAAGAAACAACTATCCGTATCCCGATAGATCGTATACCGCACATTTTCAGTCTTGAAAAATTCATTGAATCTTTTATTGCAATGGTCACCCACCAACATAATGATGTATTGGCCTGTCAATGTGATTGCCTCACCAATACGCGGATCATAGAACATAAACCCTTTCTGCAAGAATACACCATAGAAGCTATTTGCAGCCACTTTTAGCGCACCTTGAAGAATGTTCTGTAGGTCGGACAGTTTTTTATATTGTGGGTCTTTAGTATCGATGTAAAGCTGTTTCAGTCGCAGCATTTCATTCTTGGCAATTCTACGACCAACCAAAACATTATCGACTAGACGAGGGACAATCCCAACAAATTTGTGATGGAACATAGCACCATTTGCAGCCAACGAAAGATCAGGATCACAACCAAATTCAATATGGGTTTTACCCGAAAGAAACCCATCAACAGTAACACCCGGCAGAACCCCCACAAGAGTCTCAGGAGACAAATTCAGGCACTTCATGATACTCGGATACAGTGAGGTCGCATCGATGCTCACGGGCCAATCGTAGAACCCCGGAACAGGTTCTTCTACATATGCGCCCGGAATTTCTTTACTTCCGTTACTTTGATTGTTGACACTCACGAATGTGTTTTCATTCAACAAGATCGACATAATGTAACATTCCCAATACTTCACGGGCGAGAAAGAATCATTAAAATTCGATTTAGTCAGGTATGTCAGTGACACCACCAAATCAAGCAAACCACATTTTTTATCGAGCCCGGTCAATCGTTTCGTGTCAATCACATTGTATTTTGCAAACGTGTTGATATGCTCTTCAGCTTCACTAAACTCTTTGAATGTTGCGCACGGATTTTCCAATTTACCAACACCCAATTCGACCTTACTGAGATTATCCAGTGAGTAGGCTTCGCGCTTGGTCAACACAAACTTTTTGTACATTGCTTGCGTGTCGAGTAGTGTGCGACCAACGATCTTATATTCAGTGAATACCTTACCATTCACCTCATATTCTCGTTCATCAATAATCCCAAAGGGCGACAAACGACAAGCCATCTTTTCACCCAAAACATTACGAATACGATTAATGATGTATGGTATATCAAAAAAGTCAGAATAGAAACCATAGATGATGTCGGGGTCTTCGTGCTCTATATATTTGATGATTGCTACCAACAATTCTTTTTCGGTATTGAATCGTTCGTATGTGACATCATCCTCGTCTTCGAGCGTGATTGGTGCAGTTGTGTATGAAACAACCTGCTCAGTACGGTGATCCTGAAACGCAATATGGGTTATTTCTTCAAGTGCCAAGTAAGGATTGGGAACACCGGGGGGACCATTGACACCAACTTTGGTTTCAATATCAAAACCGATAACCTTTAAATCTTCCAATAGTACAGACATCACATCGGGAAATGCCCTAGCAATAAACTCATATTCTGTACGGTTTGCCGAATAACCATAGATTGGCATCACATCTTTATACGTTTTAATGAATTCTCTGGAAGACACCATAGAATCAAACTTCTTTTCCACCAGCGGAGTTCCAAAAAGTGAATTCAGTTCTGAAGTTTCATCTTTTGATTCAAGATATAAAGTAGGACCAAAATCTAGCTTCCGACTAACCCGTTTCCTAATACCATCATCAACGGTATACCCACGATATAAAATTTTTCCAAATCTAGCCGAAACGTTTGTATAATATTCTTTACTCATTAGACTCCATAATAAAAAAATGCCTTCCGCAGTAATTATACCACAGAAGGCGTATTGTTAAATCTTAAAATTATTCGGTTACTTGCGGCGTTCGTTCTGCAAAGATAGTGTCATACAAAGTGTTTGTATTTTCTTGTTCGGCTTCAACTTGGTCTTTGTTAGACTTGTGATACAAACGAGCAACTTTAGCCAAATGCTTTTTTGGAACCTCAGTATCTTCGGCAAGCACCTCAAGCGCACCCTTGATCAAATCTTTCTCGGCTTCAATCCGAGTGTAGCTGGAACTGATTTCGAAACACGCATCTTTGATTTGCTTGATGACTTCGGGGGATGTTGGCATGATAAATGCGCCAGTGTCGATGATTGTCATAATATATTCTTTCTTAATTAAACTGTTTCGGTTTTTGTTGGTTCTGCGGGTGGTGTTGTCACTTCCTGTGATAGTGTTGATTTGACCAGCGACATGACCTTGTTCAGTGATGTTTCAATACGATCACCATTAGGAAGATTGATCTTATAACCACCGGGATATTTTTCCACTGATAGATAAATTGATTGCATAATATAAACCTTTACTTTGCCGCCATTTTCAATAGTTTCAAGAATGCAGTGGCGGCATCCATATCCTTGAAGTTTTTAATAGTAAACCCATTATCAATGATATCACGAACGACTATCATGATGGATTTTGGATTGACACCATTGTCAAATATTGATACCTTAATAACAAATCGCGTATCAATCATTTCAGTGCCATACGACACTATTAATTCTGTTGTCTTATCTACTTTTTTCTTTGTCATCTGTAATCTCCATTGTATTACAGTATTTAATTATTTTTTTGAACCTACAGTATATTTTGCCACAAGTTGATAATTTTTCTTTTCTTTGTATGGAATAATAGTCACTTCAGAGACAGGGACTGTAAACTCAACATTCGAAACATTCACAATCTTACACATACCCCACTGAGATAATAATTTTGTAATAGTGTTTCTTCGTCGCTCGTCATTATCATCAAATAATGCTTCTTTACCATCAATTTTAAATAGTTCAAGAAAATGCAGAATATAATATGATCCGCGTTTATGCAGTATATGACATGATTGATAAAGAATGTTTTCTCTTTTCGATTTTACACCAATTCGTGTGAGAGTTTCTTTAATTTTTAGAAAATCATCTGGACTTGTAAGAGTAATTTCTACCCCGTAGTTGAAGGTTTGTTCCATAATATACCATAGTTTTAGTTACACATGGTATATTTATACTTATTTCTTGCCGCCACGATTATCCAATTGTTCTTGAACAACATCTGAACCAATCAACAAATACACTTCAATCGACCGAGCAACGGAAAGATGCATGGTTTCTGAAATAAAATCAATATGTTCTTGATTAAGATCGGAAGTTTCTTTTTTGATCCACTTTGTGTACCCCTTAGACTTAGGGATACCTAGTCGATAAAAGTCGTATTGCAGCTTTTTATCTACAATCCCATGCTGATTCATGGCTTCGGCAAATAACGCTGTAGAAGGCGTATGAGACATTATCCGATTGACCATGAACGGGATGTATTCCTTGTTGAATATATCCTCGCTCGTATAAATGTTGTCTTTGGTCTGTGTCAGTGATTTTGTTATGTCAAACGGGCTAGTCATTCGCAATCCTATAAGTTTTTCTTGTATGCATCAAAATTTTACCTAACCAATTTTCACCAACACCATCACAAACACCCCAATACACGTCACCCCAATGATTGGTTTCTTCCAAATACGCATCATCAGTTGCATCCAACCGTTCCCACATTTCAGGGGCAAGGAATTTATGAAGTACAGCCGTTAGCATGGACTTCATTTTATATTTTTCATTCCAATCCGGGCGCAACTTAATTTTTGCACCCAGTCGCTTCGCAATACCCGGAGTTTTCGCTTCTATGATTCTATCACGAATTAATTGGTCATCAGTCTTTTGTGACATGTAATAGTGTTCAGAAGATTGGTAAACAACACCATCAATTGTGATCTGAACCGGATAGAAATTAGAGAGAAATCTATACTCTCCACTGAATCCACATATTTGTTTATTTGAATTGTGCATCGCGCATGATATGAATGATTGCTGCGATCTGGTTGATTTCCTGATCAATTGCCGACACAGCCTTATATTGTTGCTCATCAATAATAAGCACTACAGCAGGTACGGTTTGTGGTACCAGTTCCGGTAATAGTTTATCATACAAGCCACGGTAAAACGCGACAGGATCGAGTGCAGCATTGGCGATCCACTGTCGAGATTTCGTAAAGTCTTTTCCTTTAATGAATGCAAATAAATCAGTCATATTAGAATCAGTCGATACGGCAACAATACCAGAATCAATTTCACCAGAAGT